TAAAGCATAACTTACTCCAAGAAAGGTGGCAGGTGAGACGGCACCTGCCTTACCGCTACTACTCTCGGCTAAAAGTAGTTTTTAGCCTTGCTTGTAGACTTACTTGCCTCTTTCGGCACTATTGCTACGGCAAGTTTGCCGAAGCGGTATCCGAAAGCTAACATCATGCCTTTAGGCACTTTGTCAGCGTTATCCTTACTAAAAGCTGCTTCAAACACCGCTTTTGCTGATTTCTCAGCTAAGCGAGCTTTGGCAAGCTCAGCATAACGCGCTTTGGTTGATGAGGATAAGCCTTCCTCATTAACAGGCAACCACACTGGACTGTTGTCCATATCGTTCTCCAAGTTTTAAAAGAGCAGGTGCAGGTTTGCACCTGCTGTCGTAGTGGCAGTGCCGTTACGACAATTTCAGACTGACAGAAGTTTACAAAAATGACAAGTTATCAAAAATTCGGCATCTCAGCAAAGATGAAGTCGCGCATCATGCGCTCAGGCGTTACGCGCTCAGGCGTTACGCGCTCAGGCGTTCGCGCTCAGGCGTTCGCGCGCGCGTTCGCAGGGGGGTGGGTAGGTGGACAGGCGAGGCGATAGCCCCCCGTATGATGGTAAACCGGTCTTAGCACAACTAGTTTTTTAGCACATGTAAAGTTAGCAGACCCAAAATTTAGCACATGTAAAGTTAGCAGACCCCTAAAAATTGCACCCAAAAAATACTAACGTGTAAAGTTATGCCCATCCAAATAATTGTTGACACTATCGTAATTTATAGATATTCTGCAGAAATGGATACCTTACCTCTATATCATACTAAGTGGTCAGACAGACTGGCGTTCGACGTAGCACTAACCCTAGAGGGGAGTGGTGAATCGCTGCAGGAAGTTATAACTAGGCACAACATATCTGCTAATGATGTGCTGGTATACAACGCTGACCCAATATTTCTTAAGAAAGTAGACCATTATAGGGGGGAAATACGCGATAAAGGCATGACGTTTAGGTTAAAAGCCCGAGCGCAGGCCGAAGAATTGCTTACTACATCATGGTTATTGATTCATGATGCGGCTGTATCCCCAGCAGTTAAAGCTGATTTGATAAAATCTACCGTAAAATGGGCTGGATTAGAGCCAAAAGATACAACGCAAGATACTACAGGTGGTGGTGGCGTCCGAATTACTATAAACTTAGGAAATACCCCCCAAGATGTCCGTACTATAGAGGCTAATACATACGATAATGACAGTTCTACAGACATACCAGCCATTGACTACGCAGAATAACCCAGAAAATACCGTAATATCGGAGTTTAATACTACATATGATGGGATATTAGCGGCTAAATTTGCGCATATAGGCGATGCCCAAGTGTTGGGGATTAAGCTATCAAAGCTAAAAATGTCCCATAAAATCAAAATCACTAAAAGTAAAAAGCATGGAATTGAATACGTAGTGATGCTGTTATCAGAAAAACATCAGGAATTACCTCATGGCATATGAGATAAACTATACTCCACCTCCAACAGGTGAAAAGTTTATGGAGAGCAACGCTAAGATGCGTACTCTTATGGGTCCAGTAGGGTCAGGTAAATCTGTAACTTGTTCATTTGAAGTAGTTCGCAGAGCATCAATGCAAGAACCTAATGCAAATGGTATACGAAAGTCACGTGCTGCAGTAGTACGAGAAACAGTGCGGCAGTTGCAGGATACGACGATTAAAACATTCTTGGATTGGTTTCCACCGGGGCAATGTGGACAGTACATGCGCACGACCAAGACGTATTTTTTCAAAGTGGGGGACATCGAATGTGAAATAATGTTCCGAGCACTGGACGATGCAGATGATGTAGCCAATCTAAACTCGTTGGAATTAACTTTTGCATGGTTTAACGAGTGTAGAGATATACATCCAGATATTGTCGATGCCATGTCAAAACGTATTGGTCGGTTTCCAAGTGCAAAAGATGGTGGTCCAACTTGGCATGGTATGTGGGCTGATACAAATCCTCCAACAATGGACACGTGGTGGTACTACCAAATGGAGGGGCTGGACATAAAAGATGGTGTCTCCCCAAACAATAATGGATGGGCAGTATTTAAGCAACCAAGTGGGCGCAGTCCGTATGCTGAAAATATTGATAACTTACCAGATGGGTACTATGATACGCAGGGTAGGTCTGAAGAATATATTAGAGTTTACATTGATGGTGAGTACGGGCTTTCAAGTGCTGGTATGCCAGTGTATAAATACTTTAGGCCAGATTACCATATGGCAAAAACAGGACTTAGAAGTATATCAAATGGAGTTAGACCAGTAGTTATAGGTATGGATTTAGGACTAACTCCAGCTGCTGTTATTGGGCAGCAAGACCCACGTGGTCGTGCGTTAATACTTGATGAGTGTGTTAGTTTTGATATGGGGATACAGCGGTTTATACGCACTATGCTTAAACCACTATTATATGAGCGATTTCCCGGGGCCCCTATACTTATTGTAGTTGACCCAGCTGGGATTCAGCGAGCACAGACTGATGAACGAAGTGCGGTGGACATAATTAAAGCCGAAGGATTACGGGTTATTCCTGCTAAAACTAATAACGTATCTGCTCGGATAAATGCAGTAGATGAGTATCTGATGCGGCAAGTAGATGGGGACCCAGCGTTTTTAGTAGACCCTCGATGTACACAGTTAAAAGCTGCAATGATGGGTGGGTATAGATATAAACCGAAAGGCGATGGGGAACTGGATAAAAATAAACATTCTCATGTAGCTGAGGCGCTGCAATACCTAATGTTACATATAGCTACAGCAGGAGAAGGTGGTCATATGATGTTGCGTAGAGAAATAAAACATGTTGCATCTGCTGGGTGGACCTGATATAGTCTTTTTGTCACCCCATGAGTTCTCCAAAGTTGCTCATGTTAGCCCCGATAAGAAATTTTCGGGGCTTTTTTATAAATATACTTGACAATACGTATACTTATTGGTACAACTATGCCACAATATATCTATATGTATTAGGAGATGTAAATGGCTGGAAAAGAATTTATGGTTTATTCCACGAATCCTAAAATGGATACTAGTGGAGTTTCTGCAAAACAACCACGTACAGGATATGAAATGCGACCATTACCAGCAAAACAAATAGCTGGAGGTACATTATATCTAGAAGCTATTGATGAGGGTATTAAAACTGATAAAGCCGGACTTAAAAAAATAGCTAGTCTAGTAAATACCGGTATATCAGTAGACCATGCAGTAGACATTGTAGCTAGAGAAGAAATAGAACCCAATGATATTGGATGTTGCTAGTCTAAAGGAATCTAAAATGCCAAAACAACAATCATTTACTTCAGATAATCCAAAACTTAAAAGTAGTGATTCATATAAAATTGATACTACGAAAACATTATCACCTAATCCAAAATTTCCAGATGCTAAAGGTGTGGGAGTAGCTGGTAAATTAGTTGGTACTGCAATGAAAGGTGTAGCAAATATTGCATTTGTTCCAGCAGCTAAAGCTAATGCGTATTTAGCAGATAAAGCACAAGGACATATGTCTCAAGAAATGGGGGAAAAGTTATTTGGGCCTAATCCTCCAGCTGGAGTAAAGAAAGAACAAGCACTAGCGGCATCAATTCCATCATATAAGAAGGGTGGTATGGTTAAGAAAGGTAAGTGTTAGTAAATGGCAGGATTAACATTTCTTAGAGTAGTAAATAATGACCAGATTGCTCGGCAGGAAAAAGAGTCGTCGGATAAAGCATTGGCTGAACGGCAAAACCAACCTGTTATTTTAGGGCTAGTTGGGTATTTACGTAATTGTTGGGACGTTGCGCAAATGGCAAAACGGCCTATAGAGCAAGAAATGCTAAAAGCATTACGCCAACGTAATGGTGAATACGAAGCAGATAAAGTAAGACAGATACGTAATCAAGGTGGGTCAGAAATCTACATGATGGTTACAGAGGTTAAATGTCGTGCTGCTGAATCATGGCTCAGAGATATTATGTTAGATAATGGGTCTCCACCGTGGGACTTAGAAGCGTCGCCAATTCCTGAGTTATCCCCTACGCAAACTAAAGAAGTTCAAGGTATCTTTGCAGAACGTGTACTTAAACTAGTACAGGAATACGGCAAGGCCCCATCTCCTGATGAGATGGAGGAGATAAAAGAAATGGTAGGGCAAGACTATAGGTTCTATATATTACGTGCGGCACAGACTCGCGCAGACCGTATGAAGGTTAAGATTCAAGACCAGTTTGCACAAGGCGGATGGGAATTATCATTCAACGATTTTATTACTGATTTAGTTACATTTCCTGCTGCGTTCATTAAAGGACCAGTTGTTCGTAGGCAACGTACATTAGGATGGAAAATAAACTCTGCTGGACAAACTACAGTAGAAGCTACAGATGTATTAGGTCCTGAATATGAACGTGTAGACCCGTTCCGTATATATCCTGAGCCGGGTGTTACAACTATAGAAGATGGGTATCTATTTGAACACCATCCTATGACACGTATGAAATTATCTGATTTAATAGGGGTTCCGGGGTACGACGAAGAAGCTATTAGAAAAGTATTAGATATTGGTAATGGGCAATCGTGGATTAATGAAGATGTGGAACTTCAAAAAGATGAAGAAGAACGTAAGTTCTACGCGTATATGCGTCCAACAGAAGAATTTGATGCCCTAGAATTTTGGGGTAAAGTATCAGGTAAAATGCTTATTGAATGGGGGCTATCAGAAGATGAAGTACCTGATGCTGCTAGGGAATATGATGCTAATGTATGGGTAGTAGGTAATTATGTTATTAAAGCCGTACTAAACTATGACCCATTAGGTGAAAAACCATACGCAAAAACATCGTTTATTAAGGCTCCGGGGGCATTTTGGGGTAAAGGAATCCCTAAAATTATTGAGGACCTTCAAGGCGTATGTAACGCAGCTGCTAGGGCGTTAGTAAACAACATGGGTATATCGTCTGGACCACAAGTTGAAGTAAACCTAGAACGAATCCCACCTAATGAAGATATAACACAATTATCACCGTGGAAAATTTGGCAAGTTACAAATGACCCTGTTGGGTCTAGTGCTCCGGCTATTCGGTTTACACAACCAGATTCACGGGCTACAGAATTAATGGCAGTATATGAGAAGTTTAGCCGTTTAGCTGACGACCATTCAGGTATTCCAGCTTATGTGTACGGGGACTTAAACGTACAAGGTGCAGGACGTACATCTTCAGGTCTATCAATGTTAATGGGCGCAGCAGGTAAAGGTATTCGCCAAGTAGTGATGTATATTGATACAGACATAGTAAAACCTGTAGTGCTACGTCAATTTGTATATAATATGCGATATGTAGAAGATGAATCAATAAAAGGTGATGTTGTTGTTTTAGCTAAGGGGGCAATTAACTTAGCGGTCAAAGAAACAGTAAACATTCGCCGCATAGAATTCCTAAATGCAACCGCCAATCCAGTAGATATGGAAATAATTGGTAAGGATGGTCGTGCCGCGATACTTCGCGAAGTGGCTAAAGGATTGCAAATGCCTGTAGATGAAGTAGTTCCATCTCGGGAGAAATCTGGATATCAGGGACGCGTACAATCGCGGGCAGCTGCTGCAGCACAACAGCAACAAGCTCCTGCGGGTACTCCGGAACTGCCTAACGGAGCTCCAAAAGGTGGAATGGAAGCAAATACAGTACAAAATCGTACTAGTGGGAGGGCTGCATGATTAAGCCGGAACCTCAAGTAGTTAAAGCGCTTGCAAATGTTGTTCGCCAATATCCAGAGTTACTAGAATGGATAGGCGAATGGAGGATGCACGAACTAGAACAACTTCCAAGTGCGGTAAATAACCCGACAGTTTATCAGGGGCGCTGTCAGGTTTTAAGTGAGTTGTATAAACTTGCTAAAGATGCCCCTTCTATAGCGGCAAAGTTATAATGAACTCGCCGATTAATCACGCACACCAATAGGAGCGTTCAACATGGCACTTCCAGAGCAAATTCGCAAACAAACCGAGGCTGTACAAGAACTGTATAAACAACTCGATATGGACAACAACACAGGCGAAGATAATAATTTAGCCAATGGTACTGTCGAAGCTATCGAGCAAGCCGACGAGACTGTAACGCAGAATGATGCTAACCCATCATTAGCAGAGGAGCAGAAAACTAATGATGAAAGAGTGTCGGAAGATACTATCGTCCAGAAATATAAGACGTTACAAGGAATGTACAACGCAGAAGTACCTAGATTGCATCAGCAAAATAGGGATATGCAAAGCCGCGTACAACAGATGGAGCAATTGCTAGCTTCAATATCAGCACAACAAGATAATAAACCACAACAAACTATTGAGAAACTTGTTTCCGATAAAGATGTTGAAGAATATGGCGAGTCACTTGATGTAATGCGAAAAGTTAGTCGTGAAGAAATAGTACCTATGACCCAACGACTAGCCCATATTGAAAGTCTAATACAACAAATGCAAACTAATGTTATTCCGCAAGTTCAAGCGGTAGCACAAAGGCAAGCTATGTCGTCAGAGCAAGCGTTTTGGTCTGAATTAACTGCAGAACAGTCTAATTGGAGGGAAATAAATGATAACCAAGCGTTTCAAACTTGGCTATTAGATACAGACCCTTTAACTGGAATAACTCGGCAGACGTACCTTGATGATGCACAGCGGTCACTTGATGCCCGTCGTGTAGCTAGTTTTTTCCGCACTTGGCTTGACACTACTGGACAAGCTAATGTTGCTCAAACCAATAAATCTACGTATCAATCAGAGTTAGAGAAACAGGTAGCTCCCGGACGTTCAAAGAACTCAGGAGCCCCAACATCTAACAAGTCTAAAGTTTATACTCCCGACGATATCAGAAGTTTTTTTGATGACGTAAGGTCTGGTAAATTTAAAGGACGTGAACCTGAGAGAGACCGTATTGAACGCGATATTTTCGCTGCCCAGCGAGAGAATCGCATAACTATAAATGCTTGATTAAAGGAGTTTTACTATGTCTTACGCAACCGCACCGGGCCGCCCTAACTATAGCGGCAATTTTATCCCTGAGATTTGGTCAGGTAAACTTATTGAGAATTTCTACGATGCAACAGTACTCGCAGCAATCTCTAACACAGCCTATGAAGGCGAAATTCGTCAGTATGGTGACACGGTTAATATCCGTACTACACCAGAAATTACAATCCGTGATTACGTTAAAGGTCAAACTTTAACAGTAGAAAATCCTGATAAACCAAAAATCCAATTAATTATTGATAAAGGTGAATATTTTGCCTGCGTTGAAGATGATGTGGATAAAGTTCAATCAGATATTAACTTAATGGATACATGGTCTAAAGATGCTTCAGAACGTATGAAAATCAAAATTGATACTCGCGTTTTGACAGATATTTTACCGGGTATTTCTGCATATAACAAAGGTCTTACTGCTGGTGAACAATCATCCGCCTTTAATCTAGGTACATCAGCAGCACCGTTAACTGTTTCAAAAGATGGTGCTGGTGGTACTACATCAATTATTGATTTAATTGTTGATATGGGTACTGTACTAGACGAAGCTAATGCTCCAGAAGGAGACAGATTCTTAGTCATTCCAGCACGTATGGCTGGGTTAATTAAAAAATCTGAGTTAAAAGATGCGTCATTAACAGGTGATAGTATGTCTATTGTCCGTAATGGGCGTTTAGGTATGGTAGACCGTTTTACTATCTATGTAAGCCATAATCTAAATGTATCAGCAGGTAAAACTAGTATTATTGCTGGGCATAAAATGGGCTTTACATTTGCATCGCAAATGACCAATATGGAAACAATTCGTTCAGAAGCAACATTTGGTAATATTATTCGCGGCCTTCAAGTATATGGCTACAAAGTAACCAAAGGTGAAGCTCTATCTACAGCTGTTGTTACTGTATAGTTACCGGGGAGTACGCTCCCCATTTTATATATTTGATTGAGAGGAATTATCATGGCTACATATACTGACACCCTTGGCTTTAATAAAGGTACCGCTGCGTATCCTGCTGACGGTCTTGTTTCAACAACTAAGTTTGAAGTTACTTTAGATTTTGCAGCAATTGTTGCTGCACGTTTAGCTGCTGGTGCTACTGCATTAGCTGCTGCGGATATTCTACAAGTAATCCCAGTCCCAGCAGGTTCAATTGTATTAACTGCTGGTGTAGAAGTTGTAACTGCTGACACTAGTACTGCAACTTTTGATTTAGGATACACAGGTGGTTCACCAGCAGCAGCTAATGCTTATGCTAATGACGCCCCAGCAACTCCAGTAGGTTTTACTGTTGCTAACTTAGCAAATCCAACACTTGTAGCTACAGAAGATACTATTGATTTATTAATCAATACTGCTGTTCCAACTACAGCTGTTATTCGTGCATTTGCTATTATTGCAGATTGTAATTAAATACTAGGGACTTAGGTCCCTATATAAAGGAGATTAAAATGGGCGTTTATCGCGGTATTGCTCAGGACAATTTGACTATTAATAGTGGCAGCATCAATGCTGCTCCTATAGGTCAAACTACTCCTGCAGCTGGGGCCTTTACCACCCTTACAGCTACCAGTGGCGTTACTGGTGCGGTTCGTATTCCTGTAACTACACCTGTTACTCCACTTGGGGCAAACCAAGCAGGTGCTGCAGCTTTAGTTGAAGGGTTATCCGTAGTAGTAGGTGCAAATGATGCTTTAGGTGTACGTTTACCAACTGCTGTTGCAGGTGCAGTTTGCATTGTAAAAACTACTACAGCAGCAAAAACACTTTTAGTATATCCAGCTACTGGAGCTGCTATTAATGCAATTGCAGCAAATGGTGCAATAACTATGGCAGCTGTTACTAGTGCCATGTTTGTGGCGTCTAGTGCAACTCAATGGTATACAGTACCATTGTTACCATCGTAATATAACTGGTTGGGGCTTAGGCCCCTTCCTTTAGGAGAATAATTATGGCAACTGTTTCCCCTGTAGTGTCTGTTGTAGCTGGAGTTCCACATGTCACTTGGACGGGAGTTGTAACTGGAGATACACTAGTATCACAGACTGTTGTGACTCGAAAATTACCGTATGCAAGTGTTCAAATTAGTGGTACATTTGGCGGAGCGACAGTAACATTACAATCGTCGAACGATAATACTACATTTTTTGCCATAAAAGATATTAGTGGTACTACTGTATCAGCTGTTGCAGCTAGTATTTTTGAAATATTATCTTCTGCAGCGTATCTAAAACCTACTATTGCTGGTGGCGGTGCTAATGCTGTTGATATTACACTAATCCTACGTGGGTAATTAGGAGATATAAATGGCTGCAAATTTAACCAGTAGTACTATAGCTAGTACTTATAATGAGATACTACATATAGACAGTGGGCCTACGGCAACTGAAAAAACTGTGTACAGCGGAACTGGTGTAGCTACAGCTATGAAATTAGGAACACTATCTGCGTCTATAGATAATATTGAATTTGATGGTAATACTATTAGTACACTAGATACCAATGGAAATCTAGCACTAACCCCCAATGGGACTGGGTCTGTAAATATATCTAAAGTAGCTATTACTGCAGGAACTGTACCGTTTAATACAATTACTGGACTAGCGCATGCTGCATTTTCAGATATTACTGACCAAACTGGAAGTACATCAGCAGCTACTGCTGTAAAATTTGGTACCACTGACATCACTGGTACTGGAGTAACTATGGTAACAGATGGTGCATCGTTAACACGTATTACATTTGCTGCTGCAGGAACATATATGATTGCTCCTAGCTTACAACTTAGTAATTCAGGGGTAGCAGATTATGATGTAACTATTTGGGTCACTCTTAATGATGTAAATATAGATAGGTCTGCTACATCTGTAACAGTACCAAAAGTTGGAGACGGCGGAAATGGGTTTTTTCAGCTTGTGTTGTATGTTGTAGTTACTGCGGGACAATATATTAGGATACTATGGAAACCAACTAATGTTGCCGTCACAATTAACTATACTGCAGCTATAGTAGGCCCTCCAGCTGTACCTGAAGTCCCATCGTCTATTATTGTAGTACAAAGAATTGCATAAAAGGATTATATAAAATGAGTACTATGTATATTAGAGTAAGGAAAGACGGGTTTATATACGACTATAATGAAATACTTGCCAAGAATATAGATTGTGAAGTAATTACAGAGGAAATTGCGTATCCAGAACGGTTTGTAAAAACGGATGCAATTGCAGCTGTACGCATTGGGCAACAAAAACGAAAAGCTGTATTAGATTTGTCTACTGAAAACATACCAGAGCAATTACCATATACACCACCAGAATTAGCAGAAGAAGCCGCTAGAGGATTTCCTAAATGACACCTAGTGATGTAATTACAGAAGTTAGGCAGCTTATTCAGGATACTAGAGTTACATATAGGTATTCTGATATAGTATTACTAGGGTTTATAAACCAAATTATTAAACGCATGGTAGTAATTCGTCCTGATTTATTTTCTGTAGTTGCAGATATATCTACAACAGCTAATGTAGTATTACAGTCAACTCCAACAGATTCCCTAAGACTAGTAGAAATATTCCAAGTAAAAAATGGTGATGCTGTAACTGAAGTATCTAGAGATACACTAGACCAAACATATCCGGGGTGGGTTAATGAACCGTCAGGATTTCCAGTTAATTTTATGCGGCATGTACGAAATCCGAATAAGTTTTTTGTGTACCCTCGACCATCTTCAGGGGTAGTTCTCGTAGGAGAATATGTTCAAATACCGGCAAATTATATATTAAGCGACACGATAGATTTACCTGATGCCTATCTTCCTGCTATAGTTGATGGAACAATATATTTGGCAGAATCAGTAGATAATGAACATGTAAATTCAGGTCGGGCTAAAATGTACCAAGAATCATTTATGCGAAATCTAGATGTAGGACTTCAAGCTAGAGTTATTACAGATACAGAACAAGGCGGACTTGAGCCGAAACAGGTAATCTAATGTTCACACGTGATTTTTCTACACTTGCAACACGCCTACAACCTAGCGTTCCGGGATGTCCGCAACAAACAGTAATTCAGTACATTAGAAATACTGCTATAAATGTATGCGAAAAAACTCTAGCATGGAGATATCAGCAACCTAAATTTAATTTAATTCCGGGAACATATACATATAATTATAATAGACCAGCGGATACAGATGTACATGCAGTGTTTACGGCATTATTAAATGATAGTCCATTGGATATACTAACTTTAGATAAAGCTCTAGAAATGTACCCAGCATGGGCAGATAAATATACTACGTCTGCAGATATTGAACAGTATGGAAGCACTCCTCAGTCTATAACACAAATAACCCCTAATCAATTTGCAGTACTCCCATTACCAGATGCACAGTATACATATACTATGCGTATGTTTTATGCGCTTAAACCAACTAGAGATTCATCTGGTATGGACGAGACTATATTTGACGATTTAGAAGATGTAATTATGCACGGAGCGCTGCAGCAACTTTTAGTATTACCTAATACAAATTGGTCTGATAGAGAGCTAGCGGCATACCATGCTAAACAATATCTTTCACAACTTACAGAACGTAGAGCCCGAGCTAATCTAGGTAATGCTAGAGGTGTTGTATCTGTACGTATGCAATCATTTTCTTGAAGGATTATAAATGTCTGCCATAAAACTTGTACGCAATGATACAGCACCGCAATTACGGTGTACTATTACTGATACGTTAACAAATTTACCAGTTAATCTTACGTCTGCTACAGTTACATTACATTTTAGAGCAGCTAATTCTACTACGTTAATATTTAGTAGGGTAGCTACTATTACCGACGCTGTTAATGGGGTAGCAGTAGTAGCGTGGTTAGTAGGAGATTTAGACCAAGATGCTGGGGAATATGAAGGGGAATTAGAAGTAGTTCTTAGTGGAGGTACTAGGGAAACAATATATAATATTTTGCAATTTGAACTTCGTGAGGAGTTTGCGTGAAACTTAATGTTTTTGCGCTTGGAGTTAAACTTGCGCTTGGGGTTATGTCTAAAAAACTGGCTGTTAGTGCAGCAGCATCAAAACTGTCAGTAAAAGTAGCAGCATTAAAAGTAGCAATAGCACTAGGTAATTTTGTAAAAACTGTATTAGCTATAGATATAGTATCTATTCAAGAACAAATAGCAAAGTATTTTACAAAAGATATTACAGATAATATAGATATACAAGATAGTCCAGCAATAGTACCTACTAAAGTTATAGGTGATAGTGCAGGATTTAGTGACGGGGAAGCATATTTTGCTGAGGACTATATAACAGGAGCGCCAAGTAACCAAACTTATACTGAAGGCAGACAACCAGTTTGGGAAATGCTAAAAGTATTAGTAGAACTTCCTACTACTATATCGTCTACATTAGTACTTACGTTTAATAGAAGTATAACAGATACTAGTAATATTAATGATTCTGTAAACATAGTACCTAA